CAAGAGTTTACCAGTAATGCGGCAAAAAGAGATTTTGTTAATTCCATGATCAATGCAAAACTTAAATGGAACTCTGACAAAACCGCGATTGAAGGCACGGATGAGTTTACAAAAAAATACAAAGAGGCAAATGCCGATGCGTTTGTTGTAAAATCTGATCCGACTCCTACACCACAACCTCAGCCTACACCTCAACCTCAATTTGCAGGTGCAACAGGTGGCAGTAATGGTGGAGGACAAAAGATGACTTTATCTGAAATGATGAAGATGAAAAACGAAAATCCTAATGCTACGTTTAATTTTTAAGGAGGTAAATTATGCCGCAATTTGATTCTAAACTTTTTAACGGCGAAGTATTCCAAAAGTATGTTGACAGAGTTCCTAATACTAAACTTAATGAACTGCTGAAATCCAGAGCGGTTGTTGCAAGACCCGACCTTGCCGCCGCCATGCGTGATCAAGTAGGTGGTAACTATATTACCACTCCTCTGAAAGGTCTTATTAGTGGTTCTATTCCGCTGAACTATGATGGTGTGACGGATATCACTGCACAGACCACTCAGACGTTTAGTCACTCTCGTGTTGTTATCGGTCGTGCTCAAGCATGGACTGAAAAAGACTTCTCTTATGATATCACCGGTGGCGTTGATTTCATGGAGAACGTTGCACAGCAAGTTGCAGAATACTGGGATGAAATTGATCAAGCTACTCTGGTTTCTATTCTGACTGGTATCTTCTCTATGACGGATACTGAAGGCGCTAGATTTGTTACAGAGCATACCCATAATATTACCGCTGTTCAGAACAGCGAAGGTAAAACGGGATTTATGGATGCTACTTCTCTGAATACTGCTATTCAGAAAGCCTGCGGTGATCATAAGAATAAATTCAGTCTTGCCATCATGCACTCCACTGTAGCAACGAACCTTGAGAACATGAAGGTTCTTGTATATTTGAAGTATAATGATGCTAATGGTATGGAACGTGAAACTGGTCTTGCTACTCTGAATGGTAGACTTGTTATCGTTGATGACTCTATGCCTATTCTGGAAGACCAATCTACTGCTACTTTTGCAAAGACTACCGATACTACTGTTACTGCTGGTAAGAAATATTATACTCGTACTGGTACATCTGGCAACTACACTTATACAGAAGTTATGAATCCTGTAGATAGTGCGATTAATAGTTACTATGAGAAAACCGGTAATGGTAATCCTATGTATGTGACTTATCTGTTCGGTGATGGGGCTATTGAGTACACTAACTGTGGTGCAAAAGTTCCTGCTGAAATGAGCCGTGATCCTAAGACTAATGGTGGTCAAGATACTCTGTACAATAGACAGAGAAAGTGCTTTGCACCTTATGGTATTAGCTTTACTAAAGCTAATATGTCCACGCTGTCTCCTACTGATGCTGAACTGGCTGATGGAGATAATTGGGAACTGGTAAATACTGGCGGAACTAATAAGAAGTATATCAGTCTGAAAGCTATTCCGATTGCGAGAATCCTTTCCTTAGGCTGATGATGATCAGCACAAAGGCGGTGAAATCTAATGTATTTAACCTATGATGAGTACATCCAGTTTGGCGGAAGTACATTAGAGGAAACCGCCTTTGAAGAATTAGAATTTGAGGCACGAGCACAAATTGATTATGTAACATTCAACAGGTTAGTAAATGAAGAAAAGTTACCTGAAGCGGTCAAGCGTTGCATGTATAAATTGATTACTTTGTTACATGATCAGCAGTTGGCATTGTCAACAAGTGTTCCCTCAAATACTGAAAATACAGTACAGGCTGGTATTACAAGTCAATCAAATGATGGTGTTTCGATAAGCTATAACACATTATCAGCAAGTGAAATTGTTGACACTGTAAAAGACAAAATCAATTCTACGATAGGTAGATATTTAAGTAACGTTCGTAATTCGTTGGGTCAGAAAGTTTTGTATAGGGGGATTTATCCAAATGAATAATTACCCTGTTTGGTGGGACACAACAATTACAATCTTTAATAAGTATCAAGATCCTCAAACTCAAGTAGTAACTTGGCATAAGCATGTTGTTGAAAAATGTTTCTGGAAATATGTCGGAGATAAAATAACAATCAACGATGTAACACTTGAAACCAACAATATTATATGTCGCATACCTAAACAGGAAGATTTTTTAGAGCGGCATGAATGGATAGCACAACCAAATGATGAGATGTCAAATTATTTTACTTTGAGTGTTGGAGATATACTTGTTAAAGGTGAAGTTGACGATACAATAAATGAATACGCAAAAGGACAACGGTCTACGGATTTACTTAAAAAATATAAAGCACTACAAGGATGTATGACAGTTGAAGAAACTGCAATAAATACAGGAGAAGGACGCTGTAATGAACATTATTTTGTAAAGGGCATATAACATGGCTAGTTATCCTCATTTAGAAATAGAAATATCTGAATTTATTACTCCAACAAAATTACAAGAAAAATTGCTCAATATACTTGACGATGAACAAATACGATGTGGAATAAATCAAATTATCGGTGACCGGGCAAATAAATACGTGCCTATGGAATCCGGTGCGTTACGAGAATCTATGAGGGTTGATTCAGATGCTATTCATTGGGGTGAGGGACTTGATTATGCACGATATCAATACGGTGGTGAAGTATATGGACCTAATCGACCTATAACATATCAAGGTCGAATTGTTGGTTGGTATTCGCCGGCAGGCGTGAAGAAATCACCAACTGGACGAGAACTCGGTGTGCCAGGCATGTGGAAGGGATGGAAATTCGGATACAAAACACCTGGTACTACCCATCATTGGATTGATGAAATGTTACAAAATGAGCGTAGGGCTATGAATATTCAAATAACAGCATACCTTAAACGAGAAGCGAGGAAACGAAATAAATGAGTGTAGATAAGAATAAAGCAATCATTGATTTTTTAATTACTTGCCCTCAGATATATGAAAGTCCTTTGTATTTCAATTTTGTTAATGCTAACGATAGTGATAAACAAATTGTTACTATGGCTAGCGATAGATATACAAATAAACCATATATAGATGGTAGTGTTAATAAACAATATTCATTTACAATTTTAGATTTTCGATCTATTTCAGATATGGCAGTTGTTAAATTGTCTGGATACGATAGTGAGAATGTGGTTGATTTATCAGATGTACAAGCATTAATTGATTGGATATCTGAACAAAATGAACTAAAGAATTTTCCAAATTTTGGAGAAGATTGTATTATCGAACAGATGTATACAACTACGGAAGAACCTAAATTTGAGGGCATTAACGATGAGTTAAGTCCCCCATTAGCTATGTACAGTATTACAATTCGTATTGAATATACGGATGTAAGCAAAGTATTGTGGAGGTAAAAGATGGCAGTTACACAATTTAATCTTCCTGTTAATCAGAGGGCAGAACGTAAACTGTTAATCACTGTTGCAGAATGGTCCGAAGGCAGTGAGAAAGTAAGAGAAATTCTTGGTAGACGAACCGAAGATTCTAGCATTGAGTATAATCCTGATATTGAGACTACTACTGATATTCTGGGTATTAACTACACTGATATCAATAGAACCCAGCCTCAGCAAGATTTTGATCCTTATCTGATTCTTGGTGGATCTAAACTTGGTGCTAAACTTAATGACATTAGAAAGAGAAATGCCATTGCAGAACTGAACCAATTCACTATTTATATCATTACTGTTTTTGCCGGCAGTGATGGTGCATATGAAGCAGAAAAGCACACAGGATGCACTATTGTATATAATAGTATTGGTGGCGATTCTAATGTGAATTTCCCGATCTCTGTATATCTCAGTAATGATATCACTAATGGTACGGTTGACGTACTGACTGATGCGTTTGTATTTACAGCTATTCCGTAATTAACCAGAAAGGATGTTGGATATGGGTACAAAGAATATAATTGATCTTGATTTATCAGAAACCAGAAAAAAGAGAATTAGAATTGATGGAGATGATAATAGAATCCTAGAAATCAATACCTCTGATTTAAATGTTATTTCAAGATTGAAGGAAGTGTATAGCACTCTCACAAAACTTGCTGTTGAAGGTAATCAATTTTTTGAAGTTGGGGAAGATGCTCCTGTAGAAGAGCAGTTTGAATCCTATGGAAAGAGTCTTAAAGAAGTTGATACCAAAATGAGAGAATTGGTTGATTACGTTTTTGATGCTCCGGTATCAGAAGTGTGTGCTCCAGATGGATCTATGTATGATCCATTTAATGGAATGTTTAGATTCGAATTTTTATTCGAAAAACTTTTAACCCTGTATGAAAGTAATTTTGATACAGAGTTTAAGAAGATGTCCAAGCGAGTACAAAAACATACAGACAAATATGTAAAGGGATGAATATAAATGTATGATATACCTACTTCTGTAACAGTGGGTGATATCGAATATAAAATCCGAAATAATGGAGACTTTCGAACAATTCTCGATTGTTTTTCTGCCTTGAATGATAGCGAACTATCCGAGCAGGAAAGATTGTTCGCAAGTCTCATTATTTTTTATGATGGATTTACTTGTATCGAAGATACAAATAGATTTTCAGATATTGCCGAAGCTGTTAAAAAAATGTATGAATTTTTTAACTGTGGTAACTTACAGAATGGTAAAAAAGTAAATTATAAATTAGTTGATTGGGATGCCGACTCACAACTAATTTGCAGTGCCATAAATAAAGTTGCTGGAAAAGAAATTCGATTTGAACCTTATATACATTGGTGGACATTCATGGGATATTATAGCACAATCGGAGAATGTCCGTTATCCACAATAGTGTCTATAAGAGATAAAATCATCAAGGGTAAAAAATTGGAAAAACATGAACGTGAATTTAGAATGTCTAATCCTCAATACTTTAACTGGAATAGTAAAACAGTAGAACAAGAGGAAGCAGACAGACTTGTTCAGGAGTTATGGAATAACGGTGAGTAGTTATGGCAAATTATGATGGTGATATTCAATTAACAGTGGATTTGGAGCCGGGAGATATACAAAGCACGGCTCAATCTTTAAAAAAAGAATTAGAAGAAGTTGTTAGAATTAATGTTGGCAAAAATATATCAAAGTCTTCGAGGTCATTATTTAATAGTATCGACCAGACAACTTTAAGAGCAACCGAATTATTAAATAAAATGAAGCAACTGGAAACTGCCAAAATTCCAACAGAACAGTATAAATCTTTAAATTCCGAATTTGATAAACTGAACAATAGTTGGAATAAGATGACTAAGCTCCGAGAAGAAGCTGATAAAATACAACAAAAACTTGACACTCTTAGGACTGAAAAAATTCCAACGGCCGAGTATGTCGCACTTGGTAAAGAATATGAATCTTTAGCTAAAAAGTTAACCACACTTAATGAAAGAAAAGAAAAATTTTTAGATACTGGTGGTAAAAGAAGTTCAACAACTTTTAAACGTTTAGAATATGATATTGATATTGTAGAACGAAAACTCGTGGATGTATTACAAGCACAAGACGCTTTACAAAAAAACGGCGAAGCATTCACATTAGGCAATACATCGAAAGAATTTACTGCATTAGAAGAAAAGTATAATAAGTTAATTGGTCAGATACAAGAGTATACAGATAGATATAGAGAAGCATTGAGGTTAAGTGATGAATTAGCTGAAAATGGGGAAGAGTTTACACTAGGTAGCGATACTCCAGAGTATGCTAAATTATCAGATCAATTAAGTAGCGTAAATAATCGAATGTTTATGTTGCGTCAACGTGTTATTGATTTAGCGGACGCTCAAGATAGTGAATCGGTAAGTACTGATAGGGCAGAATCAAATTTACACAGGTTTGGCTCAACGGTTGTATCTGTATCTAAAAAGATTGGCACAATTTCAAATTTTCTCTTAACAGGTGGTGTAGGATTTAAACGATTAAATAGTATTATAGAGTCATTAATTACTAATTTTACGAAACTAGCCGGCACTACAATAAGACGCGGTATTTCTAAATTAGCGTCCTCATTTAGCAAACTTGGAAAAAATACAGATGTTGTTAATAAAGGATTAAAGATTGGGTTTAAACAATTATTAAGATATGGACTTGGCGTTCGTTCTGTATACTTCTTAATTAGAAGGTTAAGACGTGCATTGATTGAGGGCTTTGGTAATTTATCTCAATATTCAGAGCCATTTAATGAAACATTATCAAAGTTTGTAACTATGTTGGAAACTTTGAAAAATCAGTTTGCCGCGGCATTTGCACCTATTGTACAAATTGTTCTGCCTATATTAAATCAATTCTTAGGAGTAATAAACAATCTTATTGCTAAATTCGGAGAATTGATGTATGCAATGACAGGACATAAGGTATATATAAAAGCAAAAGAAGTCTATAAAGATTATGCTGAATCCTTAGATAAAAATAATAAGAAGACAAAAGACAGCACCAAGAAAACCAAAGAAAATACTAAAGCTATTGAAGAACAAAAGCGTCAATTAATGGGATTTGATGATGTAGAAATTTTACACGAGGATCATGATGATGATTCTAGTAAAAACGGTTCTACAGATACAGGCAGTACAGATGACATAACAGGTAAAGATATGTTTAAAACTTTACCTATCAGCGATTTTATAAAAGATTTGTCAAAGAAAATAAAAGAAGCATGGCAAAAAGCTGACTTTACAGAAATTGGACGTATGGTCGGCAGTAAGTTGTTGAGTGCTCTTAGCAATATTCCGTGGGATGCTATTAAAGCAAAACTGCGACAAATAGCTACAAGTATTGCCACATTCTTAAATGGCTTTTTATCTGTACCTGGATTATTTTATAAGATAGGGGAAACTCTTGCACAAGCTATAAATTCTGCCTTCGAATTTTTAAATGCGTTTGTTCACGCATTTAATTGGGCAAGTTTGGGTAATGCTATAAGAGAAGGAATACTTGGAGTATTAAATACTATAGATTGGCCATTAATCTATGATACAATGTTTAACTTCGGTGTCGGAATTGGCACCGCATTACAAAATGCTTTTAACAATCCAGAAATTTGGACTGCTATATTTACATCAATCAGCTATGGATTAAATTCTGTAATACACGCTGTATCAGGATTTTTGCAAAGTGTTGATTGGGGTTCTCTTGGACAAAATGTTGGCATAGGGTTGAGTGATGGCATCGAAGCATTTAACTGGTTCGGTCTTGGACAAGATTTAGTTGCTTTAATAAATGGAGTATTTGATTTCTGGTATAACTTTGTAACAACGTTTGATTTTAGAAAATTCGGAGAACATATAGGAACTACGCTGGGTGAAGCAATACGTGATATTAACTGGACAACAGGTGCCGCTAGTGTAGCAGAAACAATAAATGGATTGTTTGATGCGTTTAATGGGTTTATGGAAAACATGCGCTGGAGGAAACTCGGTGAGGTAGTTGTAAATACTATTGGAGCATTTTTCCAGAACTTTAGTTGGTCATCGTTTGGTGAAGCACTTCATAACATAATTGCAGGTATTTATCAATTTTTAACTGGCGTTGTTGAAACTATTGATTGGGTATCTATTCCTGGATATATTGTAAATGCTATTAAAGATTTCTTTACTGGATATGATTATCCTGGATTATTAGCAATATTAGGTGAGTATCTTGGCAAAGCATTAATCGCACTAATTCAAATTGGTGGTGAACTTGATTTTAAAGTTAGACAGCTTGGTCAATTTATTGTTGACGGATTCAAAAACGGTATATTAAATGGACTTGCATCTATTGGTAATTGGATTGTAACAAACATATTTAATCCGTTTTTTACTGGATTTAAGAAAGCATTTGGTATCGCATCTCCTTCTAAAGTAATGGCAGAACTTGGTGGCTATTTGATTGAAGGATTAAAGATGGGATTGTTAAGTAAGATAACAAGTTTTGGTACATGGTTGAAGACAAATGTAACTGATCGTATATTAGGATTCTTTGAAGATCATTTTCAAATGCACAGTCCTTCTAAAGTTATGGCACAGTATGGTGGCTATATGATGGAAGGATTGGAAGAGGGTATCGAAGGCAACACTGGACTCGCTACTAATGCTATGTCAGATGTTCAAAATGATATGCAAAAAGTGTTTGGCACTTTTTCACAGTGGGCTACAACAGGTAGTAACTTATTAACTGTTGGACTTGTTGTTGGTATATCTGCTAAATCACCATTAGTGTTATCTACAGTGGATAGACTGCATAAATCCATGTTGCAGATATTTACGAATGCTGTACCTAGTTGGAATACTATGGGCGTTACATTGTTATCGAAATTAAATGACGGCATGAACTCTAGACAAAGTGCGTTATTAAATTTTATTACCACTACGATGACTAGAATTACAACCACTATTAATAATGTAGCTTATTCTATGTCAAGTGCTGGACAATCGTTAATGTCATCATTACAATCTGGCATGAGTGCTTACAGTATGAGTATAAGTAGTACCGCAAGTTCCATCGCATCGAGTATTTATACATCATTTAGTACTCAAAACTGGTACAGTCTCGGTGAAAATATCGGTATGGGTATTTATAACGGACTGTTTAATAAACAAGAATGGTTAAAAGTACTCGCATGGAATACAGCAGTTGCTATGTACAATGATGCCTGTGAAGCATTAGATATTTCATCTCCTTCCAAAAAGTTTGCTTGGATCGGTGAAATGATGAGCGAAGGTATGGCACAAGGTGTTGAAAAAAGTCAGGATTCTCCTGTAGAAGCTGTTGTGTCCATGACGAACGCCGTACAAGAAGGAGCGTTCGAGAATTTACAGATTCCAGCAGTTGTTAAGGGAGAAGTTATTCCGTATGCCGCAACTGATTCTCAAAACGATGTATCCTCAAATACTTTAAATAGTTTATCAGATATGTTACAATATATACAGGATGTAGTAGTTACTAGAGACGATGTGTATGATATCTTAACAGAATTATTACCTAGATATCTCAATATAGTATTACAAGTTGGTGATGAACAAATTGCTAGACACGCTAATGCTGGTAATGCAAAACTGAATCGCCGATTTAATACTGTAAACAAAGTACTTGTATAAGGAGGCGTGATACATGGATGAGCCTTTTAAAATAGACGGCGTGTCAATACCGACTCCCACAGATTATAAATTTAGCAATGAAGATTTATCTTCCGAAAACACTGGACGTACACTAGATGGCATAATGCACAAAGATGTTGTTGCCGTAAAAGATACATATGCGTGTGTGTGGAAAAGATTGTCTTGGGAAGATACTGCTAAACTTATGAATGCAGTAGATGGTAAAACTAAAGTGTTATTTACTCATGCCGATCCTAGAGTACCTAATAGATTTATAACTGCCGATTATTATATTGGTAAACGGGAGTGTAAAGCAGTTAATCTTGTTCGTTCTGGTAATAACTGGTCAGAGATATCTATGACATTCATAAAGATTTAAAATGAGGTTATTATGATAAATGTAACAACAGCATTTAGGAAAGCATTGTATGATGAAATTCGGGAATATGAAAATTCTGTTGTTATAACACTCGCAAATGGCACAGTATTAAACGTAGATAATGAGCATATCATGTCTAACGGACTTGAAATCGAAGATGCTATATCCAATGACGATGATTTTACAGCATTGGGATCTACCATTATAAATACTGCTACTATTGTACTGTATAACAATGATGAGATTTATTCCGATTACGATTTTGTAAACGCTAAGGTGGTTGTATATACCACCTTAGCTAATGAGCGTATTAAAAAAGGCACATTTACTATTGATGATGCCACGTATAGTAATGCAACAATAACTCTTTACGTGCTGGATAATATGGAACAGTTTGATCGTCCATATAGTCTTAGTAATCTTGCTTATCCTGCTACTCTTGGTGAAATTGTAAGGGACGCTTGTCAAGTGTGTGACGTTACCTTAAATTCAAACTCTCAACAATTCCCTCATTACAATTTTACAATAGATGAACGTCCAGATGATGAGAGTATCACATTTAGAGAAGTTATAGGCTATGCCGCTACAATAGCTGGATGCTATGCAAGATGTGACGTAGATGGTAAATTAGAGTTTAAATGGTTCAATGTTGCCGCATTTGAAACTGACAGCTCTTTAGATGGCGGTACATTTAAACCCTGGACAACTGGTGGGTATACAGACGGTGGAACTTTCAGTCCGTGGACAGCTGGTACAGAAATAAGTGATAATGAATTTACCACTAAAATTATTCCTCATTATATCACATCACTCTATTCTCAAGATATTGGTGTGGATGATGTAGTTATTACAGGTGTAAAAATATTTATAGAAGTAGACGATGAAGAAGGCGGAACAGAGACCGAATCTTATTTAGCAGGATCAGAAGGATACATTATTCAAATTGAAAATAACCCATTTATCAATAAAAGTAATGTGTCAACTGTATTAGGCTGGATATCAACAGTAGTTGTTGGACTTAGATTCAGAAAATGTAATGTAACACATCCAAATGATCCATGTATCGAAGCAGGGGATATTGGATATGTATGGGATACAAAAGGAGTTGAACATCCTATTCTCATCACTCGTGTTACATTTTCTCCTAATTCTCCTCAAACTATTGTGTGTGGTGCTCAAACTCCATCAAGAAATAGTGCATCAAGATTTTCAGAATTAACAAAGAGTTATGTTGATGCAAGGAGACAATTAAGAAAACAACGTGATTCATATCAAGCCGCTATGGATGATTTGAAAGAACAAATAGATAATGCCAACGGTTTATATGAAACTCAAGTAACACAACAAGATGGTTCAATTATAACTTATTTACATAATAAACCATTGTTAGAAGAATCTGATACTAGAATTATGATTTCGTCTGTTGGTGTTACTGTAACGCCAGATGCAGGACAGCATTGGTACGGATTAACAGTAGATGGATCATTTTTAGCGTCTGTTATAAATACTATTGGATTATTTTTTGATTATGCTCATGGTGGAACATTAACACTTGGCGGACAAAATAATACTAACGGTAGAATAAGAATTTTAAATTCTTCTGGAACACAAATTGGATTAATTGATAACACAGGAGCAGAACTAACAGGTAAAATAACACTTACGCAAGATACTTATAGAGCATTTTTAGGCACAGTTACATATGCTATAATAGCGAGTAATTCAACAAGTCCAAATTATTATACCGCAACTGGGTTTGGTATCGTCGATACAGATGCAACGTATGATAGGAAATTTTCTGTAGCTTTTGGTCAAAATCGAACTTATTTAAGTATAATAACAACTAACGAGTATAGTAATGCTATCATTGTAAGAAATCCTACAATGTCAACACGCCATGTATTATCAATAACAGAATCATTAATTAATGCCGCTAATTCAGAGTATTATCATAAATACATACAAGATCATACAGATTCTATTATGTGGTTTCGTATGTTTGCAAATTCTTATTTTGCATATTTGCAATTAAATGCCGGCACGATTCAATATAGTAGTAATACCAGTGCGTTTACTTTTTCCGTTAATAATACTACATTATTAAAACTACCTGTCGGTGCGTTTATATCAATTTCGACCACAACAAAAATTAATATATATGGAGCATTAACAGCTACATTCAGTGGAAATAATACTTTTAGTATGGCTGATAATACTGGAATAGAATTAGCTTCTAATAAAATTTCAATATACGATGGTCAAGGTAGGATGTTGGATTCAACAACAACAGGCTCCAATATACGTTGGAATGGAATGAATTTAGCATTTGACACATCTTCCTCTAAACGTTATAAACATAATATAACACTCCTTAAAAATAAAACTCTTGATCCTCATAGATTATATGACCTAGTTGTTAAACAATATAGATATAATGATGATGCAAAATTACAGTATCAGGATATGAAGGATCAAACATTACCTGGATTTATTGCAGAAGATGTAGCAAAGATTTATCCTGCCGCTGTGATACATGATAATGAAACAGGACAAGTTGAATCTTGGGATGAAAGAAGAATTGTGCCCGGTATGTTAGCACTTATTCAGGAGCAAAAGAAATTAATAGATGAATTAACAGAAAGAGTAAATAAGTTGGAGGGTATTATATGACACTAGAATTTGAATTGAATAAACAAATAATTAACCGTGTAGACAGGGAAAAACCTGTTGCTGATTCTATTGATTATTTATATGCCCACTTCAATTATTTGTCAGATGAGTGGCAGAATAAAGTTGTGACAGCGATATTTACAAAAGATGGCAAATCGTATAAAATGTTATTAGATGATACAGGAACTTGTCTAGTTCCGTGGGAAGTAGTACAAGGGGAAGGTGATGTTTTTGTATCATGCACGTGTGGTACATTAGTTACAGCTACATCTTCACGGATACAAATTCAAAAATCAGGATATGTTGAAGATGGTGAAAATACACAAGAACCAACTCCGAATATCTACGATCAACTAACTGGTCAATTTCAAGATTTAAAAGATTATGTGGAAGATGAATTGCAAGTTATTGATGGTGGTAGTTTTACGGATTGGTAAAGGAGGAACTGAATGGCAACTATAATTCAACACAGACGAGGAGCATATACAAACTTTGATCCTCAGAAAATGAAGCCCGGTGAGTGGGCAGTAGTACAAAGCGGTGATCCAGATGCAGTAGACGGCGAAGCTGTTTATATGGCATTTCAAGCCGGTGTTGTAAAGCGGATGGCAACTATAGATGAATTACAGGACTATAATAGCCAGTCGCAAACAATATTAAACAATGTTACCAACATTGCAAATCAGGTTGCTACTAATGCGTCTAACGCTTCTCAAAAAGCCGCTCAGGCAGAACAGTCTGCACAGGATGCAGAAACAGCGGCAACAAATGCTTCTAATACGTTAAACAGTGTCCAATCTACTGTAGATAATTTAAAAGAACAGGCGATACAAGATATCACCGAAGCCGCTGAACAAAAGAAATCAGACGCATTAGATGAAATACAGGCACAGTATAATCAAGATTTAACAGACTTTAATCAAGTATATACGCAAGCCAGAAATGCAATAGAGACTAGAGCACAAGAGATAGCATCCGTTGTTGTAGATGCAAATGCAATAGCTTCCAGAGCATTAGCAAAAGCAACGGACGTTGAAAATGAATTAGCAGAAGAGTCCAGTAAAACTTCCCAGATGTTACAACTGATTCGTACCATGCGAGTTGATGTAGATCAAAAAGTTGCTGGAGGCTATGCTGATTCCGAAGGCTATCTTGTTCTCACAGATGTTAATGGTGATCAGATCGGAGATAGATTAGGACCATTCGCCGGAGGTGGCGGAGGAGGCGGTGGTGGAAGTACCACTGGTGCTGAACTGACTGCTCAAAACACAACTGGATGGATTTCAAATACTATATCGGAAGGCGTAGACTGTATCGTTAAAATTTTATGGTCTTCTATTGAGAATGAAATGCCTACCGGTAATGGTACTGCTACTATTCGTGTTAATAATGTAGTGAAGTCCATGTTTGAAATTCCGCAAGGTGAGATTAGCATTAATTTGACACCTTACTTAAGTTCCGGTACTAATAACGTAAAAGTTATTATTTCCGATACATACGGACAGCAGAGACCTGTTACTTTCAATGTGCAAGTAATCACACTTAAAATTTCTTCCACATTTGATGCAAATGCAGTATATGATAATGCTATACAATTTCCGTATACGCCGGTCGGTGATGTTGCAAAAGATGTTTATTTTATAGTTGATGGACAACAAGTTGCAGTACATTCAACAAGTGTATCTGGTAGACAGCTTACACAAACAATTCCGGCACAAAGTCATGGTGCACACTCATTACGAGTATATTTTGAATCAATAGTAAATAATCAGACGGTTCGGTCAAATGAGTTGTATTATGAATTTAAGAGTGTTGAAACCTTAAACAATACTCCTATTATAACAAGTTCATTTAATAGGACATCTGTACAGCAATATGAATCAGTGCCTATTGCATGGTCTGTGTATACTCCTAACTCTGCTACGTCAGAGGTTAAATTATACATTAATAATAATCTTGTGTCTACCCAGACTGTAGATAGATCAGAACAATCTTATACATTCCGTGCCAATGATGATGGAAATGTAGTATTTAAGATTGAAAGTGGTACTCAATCTAAGACAATTACATTCACTGTTACTCCACTGGATATAGATGTAGAAGCAGAGACGGAAAACCTTGCATTATATTTATCTTCTCAAGGTAGAAGTAATAATGAAGAACATCCGGAAACATGGACATATAATGATATTTCTACTACGTTTACTGGATTTAATGGCACTAGCGATAGATGGCAAACTGATGCTGATGGAATTACAGTGTGTCGGGTGAGTGGTAATGCTAGACTTAATATTGCTTATAAACCTTTCGCACAAGATTTTAGAACTACTGGTAAAACTATCGAGATTGAGTTTGCTACTAGAAATATATTAGACTATGATGCAGTTATTTTATCTTGTATGTCGGGTGATAGAGGATTAGCTTTAACAGCTCAACGTGCTATATTACGTTCGGAGCAGTCTTCTATCAGTACTCAATACAAAGAGGATGAACATGTAAGAATTTCCTTTGTATGTGATAAGAGAAGTCAGGATAGGTTGTTATTTATTTACATTAACGGCATTTGTTCTGGCGTAATTCAGTATCCGGATGATGATGACTTTGCACAAACAAATCCTGTTAATATAACAGTCGGTTCAAATGATTGCACGATTGATTTATATAACATCCGTGTATATGATAATAACCTGACGAAAGAACAAGTATTAAATAACTGGATTGCTGATACACAGGTCGGTTCTTTAATGCTTGATAGATATACACATAATAATGTATATGACGCTTATGGTAATATTGTAATTTCAAAATTACCTTCCGATCTTCCTTACTTAATTATTGAGTGTGATGAATTACCTCAATATAAGGGGGATAAGAAAACTTGTAATATTAATTTCGTACATCCGTTATATCCGTCAAGGAATTTCACCGCTACGAAGGTGCAAATTGATGTACAGGGTACATCTTCTCAGTATTATGAACGGAAGAATTATAAGACAAAACATAAAAATGGATTTGATACTACAGCAGGAAATATTGCTAAGTATGCCATGAATAATGATGCTATAGCCACTAATTCATTCTGTTATAAAGCGGACGTTGCTTCAAGTGAGGGTGCCAACAACGTAGAATTAGCGAGATTGTATAATGATGTTTGTCCTTATAAGACACCCGCTCAAGTAGAAAATTCCAAAGTACGTCAGGGTATTGATGGATTCCCTATGGTAGTATTCTGGCATGATACTGCGGAAGATGTGACTATTTTCTTGGGTAAATACAATTACAATAACGATAAGGGAACAGAAGAAGTATTCGGATTTGCTAGTCCAGATGAGTCTATCGAAATTAAGAATAATACTGGTTTACGTGTACTGTTTAAGTCTGCTGATTACAGTGGAACAGATTATTTGAATGACTTTGAATGGCGCTATCCTGATACCGATCCTGCTTACACGAATCCAGCACAGTTAAAAGAATTTGCAGAATGGGCTATGTCTACTGACCCGGAACAAGCTAATAATTCTGTACTTCCTAATCCTGTGACGTATGATGATGTTACATATACAAATGATACGGAAGAATATAGACTTGCTAAATTTAAGGCAGAAGCGTGGAACTATATGGAACGAGATTCAACTTTGTTCTTCTACTTATTTACAGAATTATTCTTAATGGTAGATAACAGAGCAAAGAACGCATTCCCTTCATTTATAGGAAGTTCTACTCAAGGAGGTAATTAATGATAAAGAAAATAGTTTGGTTACCTTATGACTTTGATACTGCTTTAGGTATCAATAATGAAGGTGCTCTAGTATTTGACTATGACCTTGAGGACATAGATCATTTATCTGGTGGAGCAGATGTATATAATGGACAAGAGTCTGTTATATGGAAAAATGTTAGAAGATGTTTCTTTGAAGAATTAAAATCAATGTACCAAACATTAAGATCACAAAGTACTGCAACGTCTGGTTTATCTTACGAAGCAGTAGAAAAAATGTTTGAGGATCATCAAAGTAAATGGCCAGAAGCAATATTTAATGAAGATGCTTGGTTTAAGTATATTGAACCGCTTATTAATCCTAGTGCGGGAAAAGAACCTACTGCCGCTTATTTGTCGATGTTACAGGGCAGTAAAGAAGAACAGAGAAAATGGTGGTTGTATAATAGATTTAAGTATATTGATAGTAAGTATAATGCAGGATCAGCATTAACGGACTATATACAGGTACGTGGATATGCAAAATCTAATATTACGATCACTCCTTATGCTACTATTTATCCTACTGTAAAGTTTGGTTCCTATCTTGTTCAGGAAAGAGGAACTAGAGGACAAGCAACTACTCTTGTTTGTCCTCTGGACAATGTGAATGATACTGAAATTTATATCTACAGTGCATCACAATTAGCAAGTGTTGGTGATTTAAGTGGATTCAAAGTTGGGTTTGCTGATTTCTCAATGGTTACTAAATTACAGAATATCAAATTAGGAGATAGTTCTAGTTCTTATTCTAATCCGAACTTGAAAGAACTTTATCTTGGTAACAATGTTCTGTTAAAAACCATCGATGTAAGAAATTGTACAGCACTTGGTTCTGGTGATCAGAAGTCTGTAAATATTTCTGGTTGTTCTAATGTAGAAGAAGTATACTTTGATAACACTCAAGTTACCAGTGTTACACTTCCTAATGGCGGTGTATTAAGAGTGTTACACTTACCTGATACTATAACGAACCTTACAATCATGAACCAGAAAAATATCACAGACTTGCAAGCCAATGTTGCTAATTTATCTACGTTGCGTATTGAGAATTGTCCCTCTGTAGATACCGAAACAATGCTCAACACAGTTGCCGCCGGTACTCGTGTTAGATTAATCGGATTTACATGGGAAGCGGCCGATGCGACAGAGATCGAAGCAAGGCTTGATAGACTTGATACAATGCGTGGTCTTGATATTCAAGGTGGTAACTTAGATAATGCTTATGTTGAAGGAACTATTCACACAGGTTCTTTGACGGGAGAACAAATAGCAAGTTACAATGCTAGATATCCTTATTTAAGAATTACCGCCGATCATGTTACCAGTTATCTGACATTTAAGAGTTACGATGGAGAAACTACACTCAAGACAGTTACTTGTCTTGATGGTGTTCCTCAAGAATCTGCTCCTACTATACCTAGTAGACCTAATAGCAGTGACGGTCATTATAGTTATACTGGACTCGGATGGAATACAACTTATGATCAACAAGTTGCCGATCCTAATGCTTTAGTAGATGTAATTGCTGATAGAACTGTTTATCCTGCTTATGAATGGGTTGTCAGAACTTATACTGTGACATGGGTCAATAATGGCGCAACCATTGAAACTGATACAAATGTTCTGTGGGGAACTGTACCGCATTATGACGGCTCTACCCCTACAAAAGACGGACAGGCAAGTACAGGATGGTTGCCTGATCCTACTCAGCCGATTACTGGAAATACAACGTTTACCGCACAATATCTGCCTGTTTATACCGTCACATTCAAAAACGATACTGGCAGTACTACTCTTGACACACAGAGAGTTGTACAAGGTGGAACCGCTACTTATGGTGGTACTACACCTACCAGTAGTGAGGACGCAAGTCTGGCATGGCTCGGATGGGCGACAAGTGCAAACAGCCATACAGCAAATGCAGTGCTTACGAATGTACAGGCAAGCATGACGGTATATGCGGCGTTTGAGAGTGCTGTTGAGGTTGCAGAAATTACCGATTCATGGGATCAGATTATTGCGAACATTGACAATGGTACTTATAGTACGAGATATAAGATCGGTAATTACAAACCGCTTGATCTTGGTACCGAGGGTACTATCAATATGCAAATCGTTGCTATGGATGCGGATGAGTTGTCAAATGGTACGGGCTATGCGCCGCTTTCGTTCTTAGGGATGGAGTTGTTGACAACAACGAAATCGCTTGGGAGTAACACTTATACGGCAAATTGGAATGTTAATACTGTACGAACTTATTTGAATAATGACATACTTTCTTTATTACCAAGTAAGATACAGGCACGTATTCAAACTGTCAAAAAGTATACAAAAACTGCGGCGAGTGAAATAAGCTCTAATGATAAAATATGGATACCAAGTCTTAGGGAAATTGCAGGTACCCATGAGACTGTTGGGGCTATATATACTAAAATTTATTCAGATACGGCATCAAGAATTAAAACATATAATGATTCTGCCGTTAATTGGTGGCTTCGTTCTAAGCCTGTCAATAAAGATAAGTTCTTTATCTCTATAGATAGTATCGGAAATAATGTAAACTCTTCTTCGAGTAATGCTTATCACATCTGTCTCGGCTTCTGTCTCGGCTTAGAACCTGAAACCATCGAAGATAGTTGGGAAACTATCCTTGCAAATGAGAATCCTAGTGCATCTTATTCTGTTGGAGATACCAAATCAATTAGCATTAATGGCGAAAATCACTTGATGCAGATTGTTGGTTTTGGCGTTGACGATAAGAGCGATGGAACTGGCAAAGCAAAGATTTCTTGGTTGATGAAAGATTTGTTGACCACAACTCATAGAATGAATGCAACGCAAACTAATGAAGGCGGTTGGCCTGCTACAGAAATGAGAACATGGTTAAGAGATACCATCTTACCAACGATTGATACGAGTATTAGAAGCCATATTGTAGATGTTAATAAGACATATTATGATTGTACTGATAGTACTACCGAAACTTCCTCTGATAATATCTGGTTAGCAAGTACTAGGGAGATATTTGGGGATTCGCCTTATTATGAATCTAGCGGCCCTGATTATACTACATTATTTACAGATGTCGAAAGTAGAAAAAAGAAACGTTCCGGTTCAGCACAATCTTTGTGGTTACGTTCTGCTCACAATTCTCAAGCTAGTCGTTTCCGTATTGCGGACATTAATGGTTACGTCGTTAGCGATGACGCGAACAAGCCCTATGGGGTGTGCTTAGGCTTCTGCACCAAATAACTCCAACAAAACAAAGATACTGTCACCATACAAAGTGGCAGTATCTTTGGTAAAAAGTATATGCAATGTGATAACATATCACAGAAAGGATATATGATATAAAGTGAAAATTCGTGACTTTACAGTTCCCGAATTGGATAAATTTAGAACGTTATGTAATTTCACTCCTTACGAAAGATTATATTTTGAATTAAAAGCAAGAGATAAATCAAATGTAGAGGTATCACTTGAAATGAATATGTCATTACCGCAAGTATCAAAGATTGCAAAACGAGTTAAATCAAAAATGATTCGGGTACTGTAAATCGTATAAAAAGTGTATATATAATGTAAAGAGATCGTATAAGTTACGGTCTCTTTTTTATTTTACAATTTAATAAAAGAAACCATAGGAGGTACGAGATAATGCAAGACATTGGATTACAGTTACAACATATTATGTTCACCAAAAATTGCACTCCTGTTCGTGCCTTCTTTTTATTGGCGAACAGTGAGGTGAATGAAGATGGCATACATAAATTACAATCCGAATCCTGCAAGAAAACTTGTGGGAGATTGTGTGATAAGGGCGATTTCAAAAAGTCTCGATAAAGAATGGGAAGATACATATCTTGAAATTGTTATGCAAGGATTTTCTATGCACGATATGCCATCCTCTAATGATGTATGGGGAACGTATTTAGCAGATCACGGATTCAAACGTTATGTTATACCAGATACTTGTCCTTATTGTTATACAGTAGATCAATTCTGTCAAGATAATCCTGACGTTACTGGAATATTAGCGACAGGAAGCCATGTTATAGCAATTAATGGTGGCAACTATTTTGATACATGGGATAGCGGTAATGAAGTGCCTATTTATTATTGGCGAAAGGAGAGATAAGCATGGCATATAATAATGGATTTCCTATGACATATCAGCAAATGTATCCTCAATATAATTTTGTTCCACAGCAGATGCAACAACCACAAGTTGTGCCACAACAGCCTGTTAATGATAACGGTATCTTATGGGTACAAGGTGAAGCAGGCGCAAAATCATGGGCAGTAGCACCGGGTAAAAGTGTAATGCTCATGGATAGTGAGTCTAATACATTTTATATTAAATCATCTGATAACAGCGGTATGCCTATGCCTTTAAGAATATTTGATTATAAAGAAAGAACTACACAACCTACTCAACCTCAAGTTGCACAACACAATGAAATTGATACTACTCAATTCGTCACATGGGATGCTTTTAATAAAAAGTTAGATGAATTATTTACGCAAAAAACGGAGGAGGTAAAAGTAGATGGCTAATCAATTATTTAGTATGCTAGGTGGCAATTCTAATTTACCTACTCCGTTTAGTAATATGCAAGATTTAATGTCAAGATTAAATCAATTTCGCCAGTCATTTCAAGGTGATCCTAAACAGCAAGTTCAGCAACTACTCAATTCTGGTAAAATGTCTCAAAATCAATATAATAAACTTTCCCAAATGGCAACACAAATACAAAATATGTTAAATCAGAAATGATACTAATAACCAGGTGCACATGGTTTTAAGTATAAATTTATGAAGGAGGTTAAAGACAATGGCTTTAACAGAAGGTGGAAATGGAGGTAATGATATGATTATGCCTGTAGCTCCTATGTATGGTGGCGGTTCCGGCTTTGGTGGCTGGGGCGGTGACAACGGTTGGTGGATCATTCTGTTATTCTTATTCGCTCTCGGCGGTTGGGGAAACGGCTTCGGTGGCGGATATGGCGGTGGAGGTGCAATGCCTTACATCATGAATAACACTACTAATGCCGATGTACAAAGGGGATTTGACCAGCAAGCTGTTATGAGTGGGATTAGTGGATTACAGAGTGGTATTTCTGGATTATCTACTCAACTGTGCAACTCTACTGGAGACATCCAGCAGTCCCTCTGCAATGGTTTCGCAGGAGTTAATGCAACAGTTAATAGTGGATTCGCTAATGCTGAAACAGCGGCAAATGCCCGTCAGATGGCTAACATGAATCAGGCATTTAATGCTCAGACTGCTATGATGCAGGGATTCAACAATATTGGTACTCAGTTTGCCGATTGTTGCTGTGAAAACAGACTCGGCCTTGCCGATCTGAAATATACGGTTGCCACGGAAAACTGTGCTGGCCGTACTCAGTCTATGCAGAATACCAGAGACATTATTGAGTCTCAGAATCGTGGTACTCAGGCTATTATCGACAAACTTTGCCAGCTTGAACTTGACGGCATCAAAGGTCAGCTTGCGGAGGCTCAGAGAGAAAATGTTGGTCTCCAGAATCAGCTTAACATGGCAACTCTTCGTGAATCTCAGACGGCACAAAACGCCTTCATTTCTCAGGGATTTGCTAATGAAGTGGATGCTCTGTATAATAGACTTAATAGCTGTCCTGTACCTACTACTCCTGTATACGGCAGAACTCCTATCTTCACTTGCAATAACAATGGTTGCGGATGTGGATGCGGTGGTAACACTGGTCTGATTTGATGGAGGTGATAACATGGCAGAGTTTACGAAAAATGAAATTCAGCTTGTACAGCCGAATCAACTCGTGACGCTTAATACGTCTATTGGTTGTCCTAAAGGCTATGTATACCATAGAAATGGTAGTGGTATTGTAACTCTCCGTGGTATCACAAATAATTGTTTTGCACGTTATCAGGTAACTTTCAACGGTAATATTGCTATACCGGAGGGCGGGACAGCACCCATCCCGATAAGTGTAGCATTAGCCATTGATGGTGAACCTATTCTTACTAGCAAAGCAATCGTGACACCTGCGGCGGCATCAGAAGCACCGCCTTCAAACGTAAATTATTTTAATGTTACATCTACTGCAATTATTACAGTTCCGAAAGGATGTTGCATGAATGTAAGTGTTGAAAATACCAGTGAAAGCACAGACCCGGCAACGATTCCTGCTCCACCTATTAACGTACAAAATGCTAACTTGACGGTTAGCAGAATCGCATAAGAAAGGAGGTATGTTATTATGGAAAAACATTATGAAGCAGTTAAAGAAATACTGGAAGATCAGATTAAAAAGATTGTGAAGAAAAATGACATAACTCCTCAGGAACTTGATAATCTGTACAAGGCTTCTGCTATTGTATTAGACTTTGAAACAAAAGAGGCTATGAAGAAAGCGGAAGAACAGCAGAAACAGCAAGGTCAAGGCGGACAATCTCAACAGAGTCAGGGTTATTCACAAGACGGTTCTTATAATATGAGTAATCGTAGAGGTAGATCGTATAATCAGAGAAGTTATGATGGAAATAATTCTAATCATTATCCCTGGTTTATGTACTACGGAGACGGTACGTATGACATGAGTAATACTGGAAATTCTTATGGTCCTATCTGGAATCAGGGAATGGAAAATCGCTCAATGCACGAAGTACACTCTAATAGAGATGGCAGAAGTTATGATAATAACCGTTCTTATGAAAATGCCTACGATGGTGCCTATGACGGTGCTTACGATGGCAGTTATGACGGAAGTTATGAAGGCTCTTATGATGGCAGTTACGATGCTTCCAACGATAACTCTTATCGCAGAGGCAGAGACCAAAGGACTGGTCGTTATGTGAGCCGTGATAACAGAGGTTATAGCAGAGCAATGGACAAAGAACGTATGATTGGCAAATTACAGGATATGATGGATGACGCACCCTCAGAGAAAGAGAGACGTACACTCCAACAGTGTGTTGATAAGTTGCAAAGATAAGATATGTATAGGAGGGAGTAACTTCCCTCCTTTATTTGGAGATAAACATGAACTTAGATACCATAAATGAGTTGATCGATGAGTTGGAACATTCAGATACTTCATTGTCTAACATAAGAAATTTATCAGCATTATATAATGTAAAAACTCATCTTCTGGGCAGTAATAATTTCAATAGCACAGTAAAAGAATTAAACGATATACTGCCTTCTTATATAAAGTACATAGATACTAAAAAACGTTATCAATTAAAAGAAATAACGATTGACAATGTACTTATACAATTAGAAAATGTGTGTAAGGAAATAGGAGAGTTTTTACAAACACTTTATCAAGGAACAGATACAAATGATGAGCGATTATATATACATAATTTAATAGCCCAGTTAAAAGAGACGTTATAAACGCCTCTTTTATTTTTTTTGCAACAAGTACTTGACATATAATAAAATATGTAGTACAATGTTTACAGTAGTTAATGAATATGAACTCTTGAAAGGAGACAAAACTATGGCACTGACTTGGAAATGGGATAGCAAGATGGGAGAAGCGATTATTCATGATGAATCGCAGGACAAAGATTTCGTAAAGAATCTTTATGAAGGAAACGCATTCCTGATTTTCATGAGCGAATGGACAGAAGGTGATCAAGATTGGTATAATGTGTATTCTTTCTTCGCCGATGAGAATCATGCAAAGAATTGTCTTGGACTTACAAAGAATTCTAAGAATATCTTTGAAGACGCGAGCATTCGACTTAAGAAACTTCGGATCAATAAAAAGAAATCTCGTAACTGGAAAAAGATCGTGAAGCTGTTTTCGGAAGCGTTTGACAATCTTGAGATTGAGTTGTACAGTGAGGAGTGATGTTTATGGTAGTAAGTATTTGGGGTGGATACACAAACGATTATGTGATTTTCGGAACAACGGGATTTTCTCCTGAAGCACAGATGTTCAAGCAGAAATGGGGAAAGATAACAGTAGCAACAAAGGATGTTTACAAAATGATTTGTGATATTACAGATTATGTAAACAATGAACTTGGTGAAGAGTGCTTATTCGAGGTAGAATGATGATTGATATAAGAATAGCCGAAGCAACGAAATGTAACGGGGATTGGTCACTTTATGTGACCTTCCCCTATGATGATAAAATCGTAGAAGTAGTGAGAAGTTTTCCTTCTCGTTTCTGGAATAAAGATAAAAAAGAATGGGAACTTCCATTTAAGTGTTTCAAGCCTTTCATTGATGCACTTCCGGATTTTAACTTTGATATTCATGGAAATTGGAAAGCATTTGAAACAAAAAAAGAAGTAGCAATTCCGAATGGATTTAAGTTTAAGACTACTCCATTTCAGCATCAGATTGAAGGTTTTGAATACGGCCTTAACAACGATAAATGGTTACTTGGTGATGAACAGGGTCTTGGAAAGACAAAGCAAGTTATTGATATTGCTGTAGCCAAGAAGTTACAGAAAGGTTATAAACACTGTCTTATTATTTGTGGGGTGAACGGTCTCAAATGGAACTGGCTTAATGAGATTCACACACATAGTAATGAAGAAGGATGGATTCTTGGACAGTGTAGAAAAGCTGGTAAGTTATATGTAGGCAGTGTAAGTGAACGATTAGAAGATTTAAAGAATGTTGATAAAATTCCTGCCTATTTTCTTATTACTAATGTTGAAACACTTAGAAATGAGGACATTACAAAAGAGATTCAAAAACTCTGTAAAAATGGCACAATCGGTCTTGTTGCTATCGATGAGATTCATAAATGTAAGAATCCTACATCACAGCAAGGAAAAGCAATTCTGAAAATTCAGCCAGAGTGTAGAATAGCTATGACTGGTACTCCTCTTATGAATACTCCGTTTGATTTATTTATTGTGCTTAAATGGCTTGGATATGAGAAACACGCTTTTTACGCATTCAAACAGCATTACGGATTATTCGGAGGATATGGTGGATATCAGGTAGTCGGATACAGATATCTTGATGAATTACAGGCACAGCTTGATGAAGTCATGCTCCGTAGATTAAAGAATGATGTTCTCGATCTTCCTGAAAAAACTCATATCACAGAGTATGTTGAGATGACTCCAAAACAGAAACAGATTTATGATGAAGTGACTGCTGATATTAAAATGAACATTGATCAGATTAAAATGGCAAGTAATCCTCTTGCAGAACTTATTAGAATGAGACAGGCTACTGGCTATACTGGTATTCTTTCTAGTAAAGTAAAGGAATCTGCTAAACTTGATAGAATGGAAGAACTTGTAGAAGAAGCAGTAGAAAATGGGAAGAAAGTAGTTATTTTTTCTAACTGGACACAAATGACAGATGCAATTTGTCCAAGACTTAAAAAGTATAATCCTCTCGTTATTACAGGACAGACAAACGATGCTGATAGACAGTTGTGGGTAGAATATTTTCAGAAAGATGATAATTGTAAAGTTATTGTAGGCACTATAGGTGCTATGGGTACAGGACTTACTCTTACAGCAGGTACAGTTGAAATCTTTATGGACGAACCGTGGAATCGTGCGAACAAAGAACAGGCAGAAGACCGCTGTCACCGTGTTGGAACTAAAGAGAATGTAACTATTTACACACTTGTGTGTCATGGAACTATTGATGAACGAATTAACCAGCTTGTAGAACGTAAAGGCGCTATGGCAGACGCACTCGTAGATGGAAAAGCCAGTATTGATAATAGTCAGTTATTAGACTTTTTAATCGGTTAAATATTGACAACTACATTATAATGTAGTATAATGTATATAAATATAAGAAATAAATCATTAAGGAGTGATCTTATATATGATTTGAATGGAGGTTGTAGCATGATAACGAAACAAAATGAAAAATTATTACGAGTGGAAGAAGTTGCGATTAGTCTAGGAGTATCAGTAAAAACAATCAATAATTGGTACTGGTTTAAGAGAGAAAATCCAGACCATAAATTAGCGAAGTTACTTCCAGACTTTATTCAGGATGGAGAACGTCAGACAAGAAAATGGAGACGTTCTGACATTTGGAAACTTGTGGAATTTAAATCTAAAATTCCTACTGGCAGAAATGGTGTTATGGGTAGTGTCACACAACGATATTACCATAAAAAAGCTAAGAAAAAGGAGAATGTAAATGAATCTGAAGGATCTTGATACTTTAATTCCTCAGTATGCACAGAATAAATCAGAAATGGATAGTTATAAAAAACTGTGTGATAAAGAAAACGCACAGATTAAATCCATTATGAAAGATTTGGCATTGCAGTTCTATGAAGCAGGTGACTATAGGGTTAATTATTCCGTGTCTAAGAGGGAAACATTAAACGAAGAAAAACTTTTAGAGTTGGCAAAGAATAATGTTTCACTCATTCCCTGTGTTAAAACAAAGGAATACATTGATTTTGATGTATTGGAAAAATTGCTTTATGATGAAATGGTACCACCTGCTGTGATTGCAGAAATGGATAAAGCTAAAGAGGTAAAAGAAGTTGTTACTTTGAGAATTTCTAAAAAGAAGGAGAAAAATAACGATGACTGATGTAGAGAAATTTTTGGCTATGCAGATAGTAGGCATTTTCGCTCAAGCGGAACAGAGTGGTCTTGGCACTGTCATTTCTAAAAGTTTAGATAATATCGTTATTGGATTTGATGGTAAAGAATATGAAGTAACCGTTAAAGAACGAGTTAGGAGTAAAGAAGATGTACATTAACCCTATAATTGTTGGCGTTGCAGGTACTTTGTTAGTCGAAGTGTGTATTGCGTTAATCGCATATTGGTGGGAGAATAAATTATGATCAAAGGAAAAACAACAGCAATTAGATTCACAAGTAGGGCATCTGTTAAAGTGGGAGATTCTTTTTATACAGTAGAAGCATGTGAGGAAAGAACTATTCCAGATTTAGAAGATGTAGACATGGAAGAAGAACGTCAGAATCTATGGGATACTGTAAATACTGAATGTGATAATCAGATACAGGAAATTTTAAAGACGTTTCGAAAATAACTTGCAATAAATCTGGGAAAACTTGCAATAAAATTTCTCATTGCAAGTTTTAAAAAAGTTATTGACAAAAAAACGTTTATGTAGTACAATGTAAGAGTCGAAAGACTTCATATCTTTTCTCCTTTCCGGGTTGTTCGGAAACAAATAGGTTAGCTTGTACTTCCACCACAGTACTTGCAGTCAAGACCTCATAGTCGGAAGACAAGACTAACCGAGTCTAAACAATAACAGTGTGGTGGCTGTGTTGTTTAGACTTTTTGTTTTATACGAGGTAATTAAATGAAATCAGAAAATTTTGTAGTAATTCAAGGTTGGATGTGTAATGAATTAGAATTAAAAGGAAATGAACTTTTAGTATTTGCTCTTATTTACGGCTTTTCACAAGACGGTGTTTCTAAATTTCATGGAACTAGACAATATATAGCAGATACTTTTAATATTTCAAGACCCACTGTAGATAAAGCATTACAGGGACTTGTAGAAAAGAAATACATATGTAAGGAAGGATTTGACGATTTTGTAAATCCAAATATTTATTGGGTAAATTTAGACCTTGTAAAGAAACTTTATACGGGATGTAAAGAAACTTTACAGGGGGGATGTAAAGAAACTTTACTCAATAATAATAGTAAACAAACAGATAAAGAAAAAAGGAATAATTCTAAAGAATTATTACAAAATTCAGATTTTCAATTCGGTAAATCAAAACCTAAAAAAGAATCATTGTTTACAAAATGTGTTACTTTAACCGATGATTTTGTTAGTCATCATAATTGTGGAAATCCTATTAGGAAAAAATTGATAGAATATCTTAATTACAGGTTGTCAGTTAAAGATAAACCATTGTATACAAATATGTGGAAAGGAATGTTGAATAAATTAGATTTGTTACATAAAGAAGGATATGCTTACGAATCTATTATAAATTTCAGTTTAGAACGAGGATATCTTTCATTTTACCCGCCAAGTAATTTCTCTAGTCAGTCTGATGTAACAAAAGGAAAAGCATGGGAAGAGAATGTAAGTTGTAGACAAGCTACGGAAGAAGAGTTAGAGGATATAGAACGATTAAACAAAGAACGAAAAGCGAAAGGATTAAGGGTGACATTTTGAGAAATCAAGAGTGCTGGTACAAAGATGTGTGTACCTACGATTTTTGTACGAATTGTATACGATTCTCCGAAATGAAATATCTAATTGAGAATAGTGGTATACCTAAGAATCGACAGAAACCTCAATCATTAACTGCTGGAGTTGATTATGATGCGTTTTGTCTTTTGAATGATGTAAAAGAAAAGATCGACCAGTATGTTGATGTAGGTGGATTTAATCTGTATATTTGTAGTGAGAATACAGGTAACGGTAAAACAAGTTGGGCAATAAAGATACTGTTAAAGTATTTTGATAAAATCTGGGCAGGAAATGGGTTTAGAGTAAGAGGAATGTTTGTTCATGTTCCAACATTACTTTCTAAGTTAAAAAATTTTGATAATCCGTTACTTAAATCTTATCGAGATAATCTAAGTAACGCAGATGTTATTGTGTGGGATGATATAGCAGGAGTAAAATTATCTGATTATGATATTTCCCAGTTGTTAATGATTATTGATAATCGTATAATAGATGATAAGACAAATATTTATACCAGTAATGTGACTACTCAAACTGGATTGACGAAAGCAGTTGGACCTAGACTTGCTAGTAGAATTTTTAATTGTAGTGGTATTATAGAGTTGAAAGGAACAGATATGCGTCATGGTAGCATTACAGATTTTAAATAAAGTTTTGTCTACAAAAGATTTATCTATTATAGAGGATAATCTATTGACAAGAGACTATTTTGTCGGATATGAAAATGAGTATGATTTTTTAACCGATCATGTTAAGAAATATGGAAGTGTTCCTGATAAAGAAACGTTTCTTTCTAAATTTCCGGAGATAGATTTATTGGATGTTACAGAATCCGATAGATATCTTGTAGAAACGATAAGAGAGGAATACTTGTATTATAAATCGGTGCCGGTTGTGCAAAAAGTGGCAGAGTTATTAAAAACAGATGCAAACGCTGCCGCTGAATATATGATACACTCAATGAGAGAGTTACAGCCTAATTATCAATTAGGCGGCACAGATATTATTGCAGATGCGGACGAACGGTTAGAACAATTTATAGAACGTAAACAACACCAAGATGAGTATTTCTTTACTTGTGGGTTTGAAGAATTAGATGAGTTGATTCATGGTATACAGAGAGAGGAAGAATTATTCGTTATCTTTGCAAGAACAAATCAAGGTAAATCATGGGTTCTTGAGAAGATGTGTACTCACATATGGCAATTAGGATTTAATGTCGGATATATATCACCCGAAATGGGTGCAAATAGTATCGGATATAGATTTGATACATTGTATAAAAACTTCAGCAATAAAGGACTTATGTGGGGTAAAGATGATGTAGATGAAGCAGAATATACGGATTATCTAAAAACTCTAAAAACCACTAAAAATACGTTTATTGTAGCGACACCTAACGATTTTGATAGACGTATAACGATTACAAAATTAAAGAACTGGATTCAGCAATATAAGTTAGATATTGTAGCGGTTGACGGAATAACTTATATGACTGATGAAAGATATAAGAGAGGGGACACAAAAACAACGACCTTGACAAATATAAGTGAGGATTTAATGTCGCTGTCGATGGAAATGAAAGTACCTATCTTAATTGTAGTACAAGCAAATAGAGGAGGTGTATCACAAGATGATAACGATGGAACTCCAGAACTAGAAACGATTCGTGATAGTGATGGTATATCCCATAATGCAAGTAAAGTTATATCTATAAGACAGACTAGCGATGGAATCTTAAAAATGGAAGTTAAGAAACAAAGATTCGGAGCTGTCGGTGGTAAATTAAATTATCAGTGGGATATAAATACAGGACGTTTCGTATGGGTTCCAGCAGAAAATGATGCTGTGCAACCAGAGAAAAGAGAAAGAGCTATTAAACAAGAGAAGAAAAAATTTAGCGAGGATAAGGAGGATGTTTTTTAATGGGTTTAGAAAAGATTTGTCCGTGTTGTGGATCAATATGTCATTACACAGCTATAGTGCCGATGTGTGTATACGGATACAAGTGTACAAATTGTGGCAGAGTATTTGATATTGTAAAAATTCAGATCGGATGGTAAATGTATGGAAATGAAAGAAAATACAGTATTGTTATCTACCAGTGCTTATAACTCTATTAAATCAGAAAATACAAAATTTATGTTATTTATGGATAGATTGTTTGAGTCTGCCGAATTAAGATCAGATTATAGTGGGATTGATTTTAATGTTCGACAGTTGGAAGAATTGATTCATTTATGTTATCCAGATAGATATAAAAAGAAGTTAGCATCTTTGAGGGGACAACAAACAAAGATGAGTGCCAAGAAATTAGAGTGGGAAAAGAAAGATGAGAATAAATAATATTCAATTCAACGTGGAATTAATTGATATATTACAAGAGTTAATTTCACAATTAAGGGCGAATAATATAGAATTAATTCAGAAGTATAAAGAAGGACCTACTCATATACAAGTGTGTTGTCCGTATCACGCAAACGGAATGGAACATAGACCATCTGCTGGATTAAGAAAAGAAGATGGAATGTTTCACTGTTTTGCTTGCGGTGAAGTTCATTCATTGCAAGAGGTAATATCGTATTGTTTCGGACATACAGATGATATTGTAGGAACATTTGGATGGCAATGGTTATTAAAGAATTTTGCAACAGTACAAGTTGAGGAGAGAAAAGATGTTGATCTTGATTTTGGGCGTGGTGTTTATCGGACTAATTCTGACAGTATGGATAAACAGTTTGTGACTGAGGAAGAATTAGATAAATATAGATATATACATCCATATATGTACAAGAGAGGATTAACAGATGAAGTTATTGAATTGTTTGATATTGGGTATGATAAAGCTACTAATTGTATTACCTTTCCTATTCGTGATATTACTGGCCATACCTTGTTTGTTGCTAGACGAAGTGTAACGTCAAAGTTTTTCAATTATCCTAAAGGAGTAGAGAAACCACTTTATGGATTGTACGAAATACATAAGAGTATAGATAGAGAGATTGAAGAAAATAATATTAATGTATTTAATTATGAAGCGACAGTAAAATGGGTATTAGGTGTAGATGTAATAGTATGTGAATCTATGTTAGATGCATTATCTTTTTGGACAGTAGGAAAATATGCTTGCGCTCTTAACGGGCTGGGAAATGAATTACAGTTTAAGCAGTTACGAGAGTTACCATGTAGAAAGATAATACTTGCAACTGATATGGATGAAAGAGGATTAGCGGCAAGAAAAAGAATAAAAGAGAATCTACATAATAGAAAGATCGTAACAGAGTATATGTTCCCGAAAGGAAGAAAAGATGCTAACGAATGTACCAAAGAAGAACTTATGAATCTTGAAGAAATTTTTTAATAAAGTGCTTGACTTACATTATAATATGTAGTACAATAAATAATGTCAATAGACACTTACAAATAAATTAAAAGAAAGGAATATGTAACTATGGGAAGATTCAGAGCTGATGAAGCAGATCGTTATGGAGGACAAGGTGGTGCTGGATACTTTAGTCTTAAGAACAATAAAGATGTGGCACAGGTACGATTTATGTACGATTCCATTGACGATGTAGAAGGCTGTGCCGTACATCAAGTAGAAATTGATGGAAAGAAAAGATGGATAAATTGTCTTAGATCGTATAATGAGCCGTTAGATAGTTGTCCGTTCTGTGCAAAGAAAAGATTTCAGCAGGCAAAGTTGTTTATTCCTCTGTATAATATTGATGAAGATAAAGTACAGGTTTGGGAGAGAGGAAAGAAGTTCTTCGGAAAAATTTCAAGTTTGTGTGCAAGATATCCCCATCTTGTTTCTCATGTTTTTGAGATTGAGCGAAACGGGAATAAGGGAGAAACAACTACAACTTATGAAATTTATGAGGTAAATAAAGATGATACTACACTTGAAGATTTGCCTGAACTCCCACAGATTATTGGCAGTGTAGTATTAGATAAGAGTGCTGATGATATGGAATTTTATCTTGAGAACGGATATTTCCCTCCTGAAGGAGACGATGACGATATGCCTGTAAGAAGAAGATCGAGTAGACAGGATGAAGATGCTCCGGTTGAAGAAGATAGAAGAGCAACTAGAAGAACGCCGGCAAGTGGTGGGAGAAGAGACAGATTCTAAGTATTACACATCCTGGCAGACAAAATAAAGATCCTATATGTGTGAATGAGGATATTGGGAGTGTTAGTAGTTAATAAAGCTGGGAATAGCTACTGTTTATAAAGAAAGGAGATTAGAACATGGAAGAAAAGAAAACGTATGAAGTCATAGGCACAGTGACAATCAGTACAGAGGAGTATCGAGATTTAATCTATGACAAGTTCTCGGCAGAGGCCGATAAAGATCGTTATATGAGATCGGGCTGGGAGAAAGATTCACAGATTAATGAACTGAAAAAGCAGGTAGAAACACTGTCATGCGAATTGAACAAGTATAAGTCCTTTATTAAGAAGAATTGTAGAGTGGATTCGGAAGATTCTATTGCACTGTTTCTGAATATGGGAGAATGATATGGCATTATTCAATGTTCCGAAACGTCCGGGACGTGAACAAGATAAAGCCATTGCAAGTAAATCAAAATCTAAGACTAAAGCTGTTGCCACTGTAAGAGGTGGCAACAGTCTTCTTGGACAGATAAATCAGATTAAAGCAATGGTTGAAAAGAATCTTGGAAAGTTCAAAGATGATTATGAGATAATAACAACCGTTGATGATTTGAACAAATATTTTTGTGCTTGTTATGAGAATGGTGTTATTAGTATTGACACTGAAACAACAGGTCTTGACCCAATATTAGATAAAATTGTAGGACTTTGTATCTATACACCTAATCAGAAACCTGCGTATGTACCGATTAATCACACTTCTTATGTTACTGGTGTAAGAGTTGATAATCAGCTTACAGAAGAACAGGTAGCAAAAGAATTAAAATGGTTGTTTCATTGGTCACACGGACATATAGATGTTATTATGTTTAATGCCAAATTTGATATGCGAGTAATACGAAATCAATTAGGTGTTAAAGATATTTATTGTACATGGGATGTTTATTTAGCTTCTAGGTTAATGAATGAAAATGAAGAATCTAAAGGACTTAAAGCATTACATAAAAAGTATGTGCTAAATGGTAAGGAAGATGAATTTTCATTCGATGCTCTATTTAAAGGAGTGACAGCAGATAAAATCCCTATTAATACATTCTATTTATATGCGGCTCATGATGCCATTGTAACTTATGAATTGTATGAATATCAGAAACAGTATTTATATTATGATCCTACAGTAACGTCAGAAGCAAGAAATGGGATGAATGGTGTATCATGGGTATTCTTTAATATAGAAATGCCGTGTGTAAAAGTAGTCTGTGATATGGAAGATAACGGAGTGAAATTCGATTTTGAATATCAGCAGAAGTTATCGGAGAAGTATAATAAACTATTAGAGGACGCAAAGAGCACATTTTATAAAATGTGTGACGGATTTGTTGGCGAAGATATATGGGCATATAAGAAACAAAATCCTAATCACAAATTAGATGATCCTATAAATATCGGCAGTCCAACACAGATTGCAATCCTTTTGTACGATATTATGAAGATTGAACCTCCTGATCCTAAGAGTCCTAGAGGTACAGGAGAAGCAATTTTACAAAAGATTGATAATCCTATTGCGAAAGCAATTTTAGATTATCGTGAAATGTCAAAGTTGGTATCTACCTATATTGATAAACTTCCTAATTGTGTAAATCCAAAAGACGGAAGAATACATTGTAGTTTTAATCAGTACGGAGCAGATACAGGAAGATTTAGTAGTTCAGACCCGAACTTACAGAATATTCCATCACACAATAAAGATATTAGAAAGATGTTTGTTGCATCTGATGGATATGTGTTAATGTCATCAGATTATAGTCAGCAAGAACCGAAGGTTATGACACAGATGTGTGGTGACCCGAAGATGATTAAAGCATATCAAGAAGGGAAAGATTTGTATGCAGAAATCGCAGCCTTATCGTTCAATACAAGTTACGAAAACTGCCTTGAGTTCA